GTTTACCATATTGCGCCCATAAAAAAAGCCACCCTGAGGTGGCCTGAATGAAAGGATTATTGTTACTGCTGATCTTCGACGTAAATGCCTGCGGAGATGATCGCGCCGCCGATGCGCCGACGTCCGTAAAGCAGGGGAACCGGATAACCCTGTGCTGCGGTGTTCGTTACGCCGCCGAACGCATATGAGGCCCGGTTATCGGCATCCTGTTTGCTGGCCAGGCCTGTAGGCTGAGGAGATAGCATCTGTACCACGCCGCCTACCATCATTGCACCCCCGGCCATCATTAAGTTTACACCCCAGGTTTGGGCGAACCCGAAAGTTGCAATAGCCCCGACTGCCACAATAACAGCGCCTAATATCGTTTGAAGCAGCCCAGCTTTTTTACTTCCAATGATTACAGGTACAATTCTGATTACTTCGCCTGTGACAGGAAATCCTAAATCATCTACGCCAATGTTTTTCTTCCCTTTAAAAACAGCAAAAGTTAACCCACGGCGCTGACTATTTATCATATAACTTTCAAACCCGGGAATCGTTTTCGCCAGGGCCGTCCCTGCTTCCGATACTTTACTGATTAGCCGTCGGTGAGTTTTTCCAAATATTTTCCCCGGCGCACCACCAAGCTCAATTTGCGTCATTACTTCAGCCATTTAAACCTCTCAAAAATAAAAAACCCCGCCGGAGCGAGGTAGTAAAAACATTTCTTTCAATCAAAAAGCTGTGGGGTAAATACCAAAATCACCATTAGTTCCGTACCCAACCCTAAACATCAATACATCGCCTTCTGTCACCCTACCTGACTGCTCGCTCATGCCTCCACCACACATACCTTTGGGCCAAGCGCTAAAGATATGATCTCCAATTTTTGGATAGACCGTTACCTTTTGAGCCGTGTCTAAGTCGGCGACCTCCTTTCCATCAACATACACTCGGGTCATGCATGCGCTGCCCATAAAACCAGAGTCCCGTTTGATTATTACCTTTCCAGACCCTTCTTTTTTAACTAACAGTGTATTGTTGATAACCTGTTTTGCTGGAACATCTTGTGCTTGCTCATTTGTTACAGGCTTAGTCGCACACCCAGCAACCATTAATATGGAGGCTATAACTAATATTCTTTTCATATCCCTATCCCCTTTCGTTTTCCGAAAGACTAGCATAGAGATTTGTAGCGTAGAACCTTCATCGTTCTGTCCTGCCAGTATCCACCATACGGTACTCGCTGGCTCAGGTGTCCATACAAATGGTGCAATAGCATATTACCTTCCAGCAGAATCCCCGCGTGATTCCACTTATTAGCCTGAACCTGCATGATCACCATATCACCAGGCTGTGGTGGTCCGTCGAACTCACGGAACCCGCATTCATACCAGCATTCCTGGTAGAAATTATCCGCGTACTCATCCTCCCACCAGGGATAATCCACCCGGTAGTCATGCAGCTCTATCCCATGCGTCTGCCGGAAATAGCTCATCACCAGCCCCCAGCAATCGTACACGCCCAGGACGAATGGCCGCTCGATGAGGGGGATCTCTCCCCGCGGTAAGATGGTACGTAAGTCACCTTCCGGCCAGCTGACGATGTGCCAGGGAAGCCCGTTCAGGTCACACTGGGCTTTATCCGTTTCGCTCGGCTGGGTGGTTGCATCGGGATGGCTATGAACGATGGCGGTCACCGGCCCCCATTCTTCGGCGGCGGCATAGTCTTCCGGGCAAAGGACAAAGTTGTCCTCTGGAGTCGTAGCCAGATTGCGGCAGGGGAAATACCGCTCCACCCGGCTCTTCTGCGCTACCACGCCGCAGCACTCGCGCGGATACTCTTCCGCAGCGTGCGTCATGATGGCTGCAATGGTCTTTTTGCGCATATTAACTCCTGATCAAGGACGTACCCGGGAAGCCGCCGAAGGAAAGCTCGTTATTTTCCCCAAAGCGAAGCTTGCAGGCAGACAGAGTGCCGTTGCATTCATCCAGTGAAGGATCGCTGACCGGATTGTTATTTTTGTCGAAATAGCGCGTACCGGCATAATCGCATCCATCGCCGGTACGGTATTTGTTGCGAATACACCAGGTGCACAGAGAATGAAGCTGGCGCGTCGGGATCATCAGGCCCTGCAGATCCATCGGGCTGGAAAGCGTGAACTCAACCACCTCGTTGGTTTCACTGCTCTTTGCATCGATATAGAAAACCTTCAGCTTTTCCTGAGTCGGATCGGCCGTCGGATTACTACCAGTGAAGTTTTTCGCATCGAGATATTTACCCAGCGTGTCGTGGATAGTCACCTTCGCCTGTAGCATATCGTCATAGGCCAGACACAACGCTGTGATGGAACTGTCGAGGTTAGCTACCGATAATTTCGGTTGAGCGCTACTCC